TATTACTGTCAGTGCAAAGGGCATATCTAACTTTAAAGGCAAGGAAGTTGAATACTGGATTGCGATTGAAGGCAATTCAAATTTCTAATTATGTGGGGAGCCATGGCTCCCCATATTTTTTAAACATTATATATTATGGAAAGTTTTGACATGTTAGATCAATTTTTATGGTGCGAAAAATACAGACCAAAAACTATTGAAGAAGTTATTCTTCCTGTTGAGTTGAAAACAATATTTCAACAATTTATTAATCAAAAAAATATTCCTAATTTAATTTTATCTGGCACTGCTGGTGTTGGTAAAACTACAGTAGCACGTGCTATGTTAGATCAAATAGAGGCAGATTATATTATTATTAATGGGAGTATGAATGGCAACATCGACACACTTAGGAACGAGATTCTTAACTTTGCTTCCTCGGTATCTTTTACGGGGGGAAGAAAGTACGTCATCCTTGACGAGGCAGACTACCTTAATGCAAACTCTACACAGCCAGCTCTACGCAATTTCATGGAGGAATTCTCAAGGAACTGCGGCTTCATACTCACCTGTAATTTTAAAAACAGAATCATTGAGCCCCTACACTCGAGATGTTCGGTAATAGATTTTAAGATCAGTAAAAAAGATATGGCAAAACTTGCAATGCAATTTTTAAAACGTATTGAAGGTGTTTTAACTTATGAAAATATTGAATTTGATAAATCTGTTGTCGCTCAAATTATCGAAAAATATTTTCCTGATTGGCGACGAGTTTTAAATGAACTTCAAAGATATTCTTCAACTGGTAAAATAGACAGTGGTATCCTTGCTAATATACAGCAAACTAGCATTCGTGATCTTATCAATATGATGAAAGATAAAAATTATACTGAAGCTCGTAAATGGGTTAAAAATAACATTGACACTGACGTTAATTCTCTCTACAACGAATTTTATGAAACCGCATCTCAATTTTTTAGTACAAAAGATATTCCTTTACTTGTAACTTTGATTGCAAAATACCAATATCAAAATGCATTTGCTGCAAATTCAGAAATTAACTTTGCTGCTTTTCTAGCAGAGGTAATGCTGGATGCGGAGTTTGCATGAAATTTTTAGATGTAACTCTACAAGAAAGAGAAGAACCAAAAATTGAACAAGAAACACAATCATCAAAATATGATTGGAGGTTTGAGAATAGTATTAATTTTGGAACAAAATTTCTAGAAATAGAAAAAGATAATTTTAAATATAATAAATGGAGAACTAATAATTCTTTATCTAACTTTATTGATACTTTATTTTATTCTAATGAAATGAATTTAAATTATCATGTTACAGATCAAATGCATTATGACTATCTTTTTTATGCTATTAGAAAAACTAAAAGATTTAATAAAAAGAAAACAGAATCTGATCTTAAATTAGAGAAACTTCAAGAACAAGAGAGAGAGAAAATATCTTTAATTCAAGAATATTATAAATATAACATAGTCAAATCTAAAGTTGTTTTAAAAATATTAAACGAATCTCAACTTGAAACAATAAGAAAAAGACTAGAGCGTGGCGGTGATAAGAAAATATGATAGCATCATAAAAACAAAAAAATAAAAAGGTGGAGCTAAATGAATGAATTACTGGAGACACTTATTGAAGTAAAAATAGGCGAAGAAGAAGATTTTTTAAAGATTAAAGAAACTCTGACACGTATTGGTGTGGCTTCTAGAAAAGAAAAAAAACTCTATCAATCTTGTCATATATTTCATAAACAAGGTAAATATTATATAGTGCACTTTAAAGAAATGTTTGCTATTGACGGTAAACCCTCTAATTTTTCTGATGAAGACAAAGGTCGTAGGAATAAAGTTGCTGAACTTCTCCAAGACTGGGATTTATTAAAAGTAGTCGAAAAAGATAAAATTAAAGAACCTTCGGTTTCTATGAGTCAAATTAAAATAATCAGTCACAAAGAAAAAAATGACTGGATCCTTGAAGCAAAATATAATATGGGAAGAAAAAAAGTTAATGTTTAAAACCTGTAAAGAAATTGCTGAAGACATTCAAGAATTAAAAAAAAATCTACAAAAATACAATTTTTGTGACATCAGTATAAAAAATAAAAATAGTGAGAAATTAAATAATGAAATTTCCGTGGAAAATAAAGAAAAAAATAGAAACACCAGCAGAACAAAAACTTGAACAAATTAAAAATTTGTTGTATCCTCAATTAGTTACAGAGGAAGAACTTGGTAATGATGGAGCTATATTCAAGTTTCACATTGACCATTCTGTTGACAGCAATTTAGATGCAGCTCTTATTGATCTACAAGAAGGTCATAACGACGAAATTGTTCAAGCAACAATTAATGAGGTCGTTAAAAAATTAATAGAAGTCCGTAGGTTGCTAGAAGCATACGCCAAGATGGACCCAGAAGCAAAATATATTATTGTAGAAAATCCAAAAAACGATTCAATTGAAGATATCGTTTGACTCTTTAACAAAGTTAAGCTATACTAATATGATATATTTTTGGAGTTATTATGGATTTTTATACAAATATTTATCAACGTGGCGATAAAATTTATGTTCGTGGTTACAAAAATGGTAACCGAGAAAAATACATAGAACAATATCATCCTTATATGTTTATTCCAAAACAGAGCGGCAAGTATTACACACTTGACGGTAAACCTGTTGAAAAAATGATGTTTGATAGTATAAGCGATGCTAAAGACTTTATTTCTCGTTATGCAGATGTTTCAAATGTGGAAATCTATGGATTAAATACATTTGCTTATGTTTATATCTTTGACAATTTCAAAGGTGAAATTAATTACGATCCAAAAACAATTCGTATTGGCAATATCGACATTGAGTGCGCCGCTGACGAAGGTTTCCCCGACATTCAAAAAGCAAACAAAGAAATTACTGCCATTACGCTTCGGTTTGATGGTATTAATTACGTATTTGGATGCGGTGAATTTAAAACAAATAACAGTAATACAAAATATCTAAAATGTAAGAATGAACATGATTTACTTGGTAAATTTGTGAAAGCTTGGCAAAATTTAGATATGGATATTATTACTGGCTGGAACATTGAATTTTTTGATATGCCATATCTAATTAATAGAATTAAAAATCTTCTTGGTATAATGGAAGCAAAGAAATTATCTCCTTGGGGTATTCTTAATGAACGTATGGTTGAATTTAAAGGCAAAGAAAACCAAAGCTATGACCCTGTAGGTATTTCAGTTCTAGATTATTATCAACTTTATCGTAAATTTACTTTCGGTAACCAAGAATCATACAAACTTGATTATATCGCTCAAATTGAACTTGGTGAAAAGAAAATTGATTATTCAGAATATGGTAATTTGTTAGAACTTTACAAAAATAATTATCAAAAATTTATTGAATATAATATCCAAGACGTCGAGCTTGTCGAAAAGCTAGATGATAAAATGAAATTTATTGAGCTTGTTATGGCTTTCGCATATGATGCGAAAGTTAACTATGGTGATACAATGACAACTGTTCGCCCTTGGGATGTTATTATCCATAACTATCTTCTTGAACGTAATATTGTTATTCCGCAATTTAAAAAACAATACGACAATGAGGCATTAGTTGGGGGTCATGTTAAAGAACCAAAAATAGGATTAAGTCATTGGGTTGTTTCCTTTGATTTGAACAGTCTTTATCCACATTTGATTATGCAATATAATATTAGTCCAGAAACATTTGCAGGAAAGGTAGCATTTCCATCTATAGACTTTATGTTAGATGGTACGTGGGAATATCGCGATGGAATGGTAGCCTATGCTGCAAATGGTTGCACATATAAGAAAAATAAACAGGGATTTCTGCCCGCCCTTATGGAGAAAATGTATAACGATCGCACTATTTACAAGAAAAAAATGATTGAGGCTAAAAAAAGTTATGAGAAAACTAAAAATCTTGAAGATGAAAAATTAATAGCTCGTTATCATAATATGCAATTAGCCAAAAAAATTCAGTTAAATTCAGCTTATGGTGCTTTGGGTAATCAGTATTTCCGTTGGTTTAATCATAACCATGCTGAAGCAATTACAATGTCTGGTCAACTTTCTATTCGTTGGATCGAAAAGAAAATGAACAAGTTTATGAATAAGATGCTTAAAACTAATAACGTTGATTATATTGTTGCTTCTGATACAGACTCGATTTATGTTGAAATGAATGAAGTTGTTAACGCTGTATTTGGTGGTAGAGATGGTGGCCCAGATAATCTTATAGTTGTTGATGCGCTAGACAAATTCATTGAAGCAAAGATTCAACCTTACATAGATAAATGCTATGAAGAGTTGGCTGATATGATGAACGCCTATGAACAAAAAATGAAAATGAAACGAGAAACAATTGCTGATAAAGGCATTTGGCGTGGCAAGAAAATGTATATTCTTAATTGTTGGAACGTTGAAGGTGTGCAATACGATAAACCGAAGTTGAAGATGTCTGGCATTGAAGCGGTTCGTTCGTCAACCCCTCATGCTTGCCGTGAGAACATCAAGAAAGCATTTAATATTGTTATGAATGGTGATCAAAATGAACTAATTCAATTTATTGATGAGTTCCGAATTAATTTTGCAACTATGCCCTTTGAAGAAGTAGCTTTTCCTCGAGGGATAAAAGGCATTTCTAAATACCATGATTCATCTTCAATATATAAAAAGGCAACACCAATCCAAGTTAAAGGTGCATTACTTTTTAATTATTGGATTAAAAAGAAAAATATAAAAAATATCCCTCCAATTATGGATGGAGATAAAATTCGTTTTGCTTATTTAAAAGTACCAAATCCTATTCAAGACAGTGTTATTGCTACTCCAGATAGTTTACCTGTTGAGTTTAATCTAGATAAGTATATTGATAGAGATATGCAATTCGATAAATCATTTCTTGAACCAATTAAATCTATTACAAGTGTAATAGGATGGGATGTTGAACACAAGTCAACACTAGAGAATTTCTTTTCTTAATTTAAATTTTATTTACAAAGGAATTATTTCAATGAAATTAGACGAATCAGATGATTTCGGTTTTTCTTTTACTGATTCTAAAGAAATAGCAATCAAAGTTACAGCTACCGAAGATAAACTTCAGGGGTTAAAAGATATGATTATGCCACTTTTAAGAAACTTGATGAAAAATCCTGAAAAAGATACTATTGTTTGGCCAAATCGTAAACAAAAAATTGAAGAATTTATAAAGAAAATGGAAAATTATATTTCTGAATAATCAATGTAGTTTTCTGGTTCAATTAGGGATGAAGAACATGACGACAAAATGGATCTGTAATTTTAAAGTAGGTAATAAAGAATCAAAAATTTATTTAAATTCTAAAGAGGACTATTTTTTTGTTGACTATTACGAAAATGGTAGTATAATAGGGGATGAACATTATCCCAACAAAAGCTTTGCTTGGGTAAAAGAATGTGTAGAAAATTGGTTTAATGGTGTAAAGAAAACTGTAGATGGCGATTGAAAGAATTATCTTTAATAATCTTGTATATAATGAAAATTATGGTCGTAAAGTAATTCCTTTTTTAAAAGAGGAATATTTTGTTGATTTTAATGAGAAAATTGTTTTCAACCTTATTGATTCGTATGTAAAAAAATATAATTCTTTTCCCAGTAAAGAAACAATTGCTATTGATCTTTCAAATGAATCTAATGTTAATGAAGATGCATTTAACAAATGCAAACAAATCATTGAAACTATCGACAAAGATAATGATACCAATATTGATTGGTTGACAGATCAAACTGAAAAATGGTGTCAAGAAAAAGCTCTTTATATTGCAATTATGAAATCTATCCAAGTTATGGATGATAAAAGTGGAAAATTGAGTAAAGGTTCTATTCCTCAAATTTTAACAGATGCACTTGGTGTTTCTTTTGATACTCATATCGGGCATGATTTTATTGAAGATGCTGACTCTCGTTTTGAATTTTATCATACAATTGAATCTAAAGTTCCATTTGATTTAGAATATTTTAACAAAATTACTCATGGTGGTTTGTCTAAAAAAACGTTAAATATTGCATTAGCTGGCACTGGTGTTGGTAAATCTTTGTTTATGTGTCATTGTTCTGCAGCAAATATGATTGCAGGTCTTAATGTCCTTTATATAACTATGGAAATGGCTGAAGAACGCATTGCTGAACGAATAGATGCTAATCTTCTAGATGTATTTGTAGATGATCTAAAGCTATTACCTAAAGATTCTTACAATAAAAAAATAGAAAAAATTAAAAATAAAACAAAAGGCAAACTTGTTATCAAAGAATATCCAACAGCTTGCGCAGGTTCAGCAAATTTTCGTCATTTACTGAATGAATTGAAGATTAAGAAAAACTTTTCACCTGATATTATCTATATCGATTATTTAAATATTTGTCTATCATCAAGGATTAAAAATGGAGCCAACGTCAATTCTTATACCCTTGTCAAAGCAATCGCAGAAGAACTTCGAGGGTTGGCAGTTGAATTCAATGTTCCTATCGTCTCTGCGACTCAAACAACTAGAAGTGGATATTCGAGCAGCGACGTGGGACTGGAAGATACATCAGAATCTTTCGGACTCCCAGCCACAGCTGATTTTATGTTTGCACTCATCACAACCGAAGAACTTCAAGATTTGGGTCAAATTATGGTTAAACAGCTTAAAAATAGATACAATGATCCTGGGATCAATCGTAGGTTCGTCATTGGTGTTGATCGTGCAAAAATGCGTCTCTATGATGTAGAACAGCTAGCCCAAGAAGATATTCTTGATGGACCTGTAATGGATAATACAAAATTTGGTGAAGAAAATAATGAACGAAAACGATCAAATTTCAAATTCGATCGTAAAAAATTTGATGGATTTAAATGATACACAAATAAAAAAATGGTTGACTTATTTTAAAAAATATAGTATTATTGATAATATAGGAGATTATAATGAAAACCAGTATTGAACTACAATCAGAACAGGTCGATTCTATCGTTTTGCAAGAACTTCAGAATGCCCTTGAGACAAACATCCGTGATTATATCAGCAAGCTAATGGTATGTGAGACTCGTAAGGAGCATCGTAAGCTGATCAAGTCACTTCGCCGTACAGTCGCATACTTCATGGTGCATGAAGATTTTCTAGATTATATGGATGAACTTGAATGGCCTGTCGGTGATGAAGAAGACAAGTACGAGTGGTGATAAGATGACCAAGATCGTATATAATGCCTGCTATGGTGGGTTTGGATTATCTAAAAAGGCAATTGAACGATATTGGGAGCTCAAAGGTGAGCCACGTCCAGAGCATTGGTGGGATGATGAAGTACATCGCGCTGATCCTATCTTAGTACAGGTTGTAGAGGAATTGGGTCAAGGTGCTAACGGAGATCATGCATATCTTGACATCCGTGAGCTTCCTGCAGGCACCCTGTACCGTATCGATGAGTATGACGGCATGGAGAATGTTATCACGCAAGATGAATATGAATGGAGCGTGGCATGATTAAGAAAAAGATATGGGATCCTGTGATGGATCCAGAAAAGAATCCACTGGCA